CCCGCCGCGACCGCCGTTGCCATCGGCTCCGTAGCCGCCTCCACCGCCGCCGCCGCCGAAGTTGGGTTTCCCGCCGTCTCCGCCTTTGCCGCCATATCCGCCGCCAGCGCCGCCGCCACCGGATCCAGCGCCACCAGCACCCGTTCCTCCTGCGGCGGCTGTGCCATTCCCGCCGTTGCCAGCGGCAGAAGAGTTTGATAGTCCTCTTCCACCGCTCCCACCATAGCTGCCAGAACCGCCGGTGCCGCCAGACACTGTTCCGCTAGTGCTTTTGGCCCCGGCTCCACCACCACCGGTGCCGCCAGAGCCGCCATCGCCAGCATAATTGGTGCTGCTAGAAGCACGCCCCGCCGTGCCGCCACTGCCGCCATTGGCGGAAGCGAGCGTGCCAAAAGACGTAGCTCCACCATTACCTCCGGCAGTGCCGCTGTTATATCCAGCGGAGCCGCCATTTCCTCCGGTACCTATGGTGATTGGATACACCTGTCCTGGAGTGACTGTCAACACTTTAGACACCATGTGTCCGCCTCCACCGCCTCCACCGCCGAATAGCAGGATGTGAATGGAGGTGACGCCCTGTGGGCACTCCCATGAGCCGGACTGTGTAAATATTTTAGTCACCTGTTTCGCCGTCATATTGAGGATTACATAACCGTCGAGCGTAGATGAATACACCAGTATCATCCACACGCCAGCTTTTATGCCGCCTTTTGCTTCTTGCCCAGATGCCGTGCAAATAGTCTTTGCCCCCGTCCCATTGACGTTAAGCGTCGCACCGCCCGCGAGGTTATATGTGGACTTAATCCGCACCTCCGCTCCGTCTACCAGTGCAAACCCCTCCTGCGCGAGAGTCAGCGCGGAAGTCGTTCCGCCCGCTGTTCCCGATGCCGCGAGAATTTCGTCGAGGAGCTGTTTGTTCACTGCTGTGCCTTCGTTCACGACGGTGTTTTTTAGTTCCAGCGCGACGTTTTCCGCGACTTTCGTCCCGTCCGGGCGCTTTATGTCATATCGCGGTATGACCGTCGCGTCGGTCGACACTGCTTTCGCGAGCACTTCATCTTGTCTTTTTATCGCCATTTCATATGCTCCTTATCATCTGTCTTGTATAGCTGCCACCGGCAGTAAACGTTCCGGCTCGTCGGTATATGGATTTCATTCCATCGAGTAGCAAATCGATATCCGCGAGGACTTTCTCGATGTTGTTCGCGCCGACGTAGCCGAGCTTGTCCTCCGGCGCGGGCAGTGCTCCGGTCTCCGCCAGTGTGTAGTACGCGTCCCGGAGCCGCTGAACATTGTCAAGATACGTCATCCATTGCGGACGCCGGACAATATCGCCTTCCTGCCACTCGCGGTCTTCGGCTTTGCTCCCCTTAAGCACCGGCGTCACCTCCACCGGATACCCCGCCGACGTCAGCGCGGCGGCGAGGAGCTTGACCGCGGATTCGACGCGGTTGAGGGTGTTGTAGGTGAGGGCTCCGCGCTCTAGCTGCGCCCTTTCGGCGTCTGTCAGCCCCGACCAGTTGCCGAGGGTCTGGTAGGATTTCCGTATCGCGGCGGAGGCGGTTTCGTCGCTTTCCGTGCGGTCATAGATTAAATTGAGGTTCACTGTATCAAGGCTCATTTGATGATCACCTCCGCGACTTTTGCGGTTCCGGAGACGGTGTGTTTCATGCTGACGATGCGTCCGGTCACGTCGTCCATGTAGTCGTATTCCTGCGTCACTTTGTCGCCGACTTTGAGATCGCCGGTGAGTATCTTTTCAGATATTTCGCGGCGTGCGGAGTAGTAGTTGTACGCCGCTGTGGCGAGTTCGTCGGCGTTTGTCCGGTTAACGAGGGTGAAGTCTTTGAGCTCGACTACGTTCTCTTTGTCCCCGGCGAGGATGAGCGGATTCCGCTTCGTGATGATGGTTTGGGTTTTGTCGTATTTCTTTCCGGTCAGGACGCAGTTCGCGTCCGCGTTGATGACGGCTTGGTTGACAGTCTGGGAGACTATCTTGCCGTTCGTGATGGACAGGGAGTGGAGCGGCTCAGGGAAGGCTACGGTGATGCCGGTTCCGGTTCCGCTGTCCGCCGCTTTATATGCGGTGTAGTCGGTTGTCCCGGCCACATAGGAGTACGCGGTGAGCCGCAGTTCGGTGAGCTTGTCGCGGAAGGTGGTCGTCTGCCCGGTGAAGGTGTTCGTGGCGTTCAGCGTGCCCGCGACGGTATCAGACAGTTTGTACAGCTTCACCTTGTCGGAGTAGCTGGTATCGACAACCGCGCCGAGGGCGAAGGCGATCTGATTGAGAGCTTCGCGGCAGGAGGATATCGCGAGGTATCCGGTGAGTGTCGCGTTTTGCAGACTGCCCGCGATTTCGTATTCCACCTTGAGCGGCGAGAGCATTTCGCCGATGAGGGCTGCCGCGTTCTTCGCGGAGTAGATACCGCCGCCGAACGGGGAGTCGTCGAGAATAGACACATAATCTTCCGACTCGATATCGTATGTCCTGTCGGAATTCCGCTCGTAGTGCGTGATGAACGTGGTCTGCACGAGCGTGTCGTCGAAATATGTGTAAACGGGCTGCTTTTCCTGAAAGATGAAGTCGACGTCGCTCTTCTTTTTGAGGGTGAAGCCCACGGTGTTGATCGAGATGGTTTCGGATACTGGCTCGATTTCCTGGAGCAGAGAGAAGTTTTCGATTTCGTCTTTCCCGAAGTTGCGGACGGTGCCGTACAGGATGTCCGTGAGATACAGCCGGTTGCGAGGCATATTCATCTTCGAGAAGGAGATTATCAGCTTGTTGTAGTTTTCGATTTTGTTCGCGCAGAAGAAGTTCGGCTTGTCCGGCGTGAAGTTCTTGTCCGACAGCAGGGTGCTGCCGCGATACCATTTGATGTTGACCGCCGTCGCGTACCGGTTGGAGGTCTCATCAAAAACGAGCGTGATTCCCTGAGAGGTGTACTGCCCGGTCGCGGTGAGCGTGAGGACGAGCGGTGTTTCGAAGCTGCCGTCGGTCGCGCTCGACAGGCTGTCCGACACGAGGGCGTACTTCACGTCGTCCGGAGGGACTTCAAGAGAGCCGTCGAGGAGGACGGAGTATATCTCGCACGGGTTTGCGTACATCGGGGTCTGCTGCCCTTGCAGCAGCGCCGGAGTCGAGTTGCTGGTCTGCCCGGTCGCGGAGGGGGCGAAGTTTTCTTTCGCCCCGACAGCGACGTCGGCGTAGGATACCCGGAGTTTCATGACGCGCTCCTTTGCGGTTCCATCGCGATAAAGTCGAAGGAGAGGTTGCCCCAATACCGGTTCGTCTCGGAGTACTGCCGGAGGAGATCGTCCGTGCCGCGCGAGACATATGCCTGGAAGGCAAGCGTTTCGTTGCCGAATGGGACGACGATATCGTGACTTGCGACCGGCGCGGAAATTGTCTTGTAGAGGGCGTTATACTCGGTCTGGGACATACGGTCGGTGTTGATCGTGATGGAGTAGTTGTAGTAGGTTCCGATGAGGTCGCGGTGCATAACGCCGTCGAGTGTGCGCCCGGCGTTATCGCCATCGACAACTTCGAAATTTCGCGTCAGCGCGGTGACGATTGCGCCGTAGTCTGTTCCGTCAACTTTAACCATTGCCGCGCCCTCCGTTCGTGAATGTGATTTTGGTGTTCGCGCCGGAGCGCCTCTTTTCGGAGTCTATGGCGTCTCCGAAGACGCGTCCGACAACTTGCTTGTCGAGGACGAGTTCTATCTTGCCCCCGCGTCCTGAGCCGCGCTGTGCGGCTGTCATCGCGCGGTAGACGGCGTTCTCGATGCCTTCGATGATCTGTGCGTTGTTCGCGACAGCAGTCCGCCCGTTCGAGAACCGCCCGACGAGCTCGCCGGAGTTGGCGTAGAACATTCCGTCCTCGGGGAATCCGCCGGTCGCGAAGGCGGGAATCATTTTCGGCGTTTTGCCGATGAGGGATTGAGCCGCGCCGCCACTGCTGAAAGACGCTGACGAGAGCACCTGATTCAGCCGCCTGATAAAGGTGCGCGCCGACGCGAGCAGGCTGCTCGCGAAGGCTGAGAAGTCCACGCGGATAGACGTCCAGACGTTCCCGAAGGCGTCCTTGACGTTGGGGAGCCCTAGTGTGACGCCGTTCGCGAATCCAATGTCAACGTTGATGCCGTAGCCTTCAAAGACGGTCGACGGTGAGTGGATGCCGAGGCTGTCGGTGAACTGAACCATAGCTTTGTTCGCCATGCCGATCATACCTTTGGCGACGTAATCGGCGTTGTAGTCAACTCCGGCGACGAAGCCCTTCGCGACGTTTGCACCGGCGGACTTGCCTTTGGTGTTGAGGTCTGTGCCCAGCTTGTCTGTTTTGTCGTATATGGGCTTGTATATGTCAGACTCAGCAACTTTATTAACTTCGTTGCCGATTTTTCTGAGGTTTGCAATTGCCGTGTCGCTGCCTACGGTGATGTTCTGAGACATAGCAGTTAGTGAGTCGAGCGAGCTTTTTTGCAGCTGATCGGCAAGCTGTGCGAGATCGTTCAGACTATCCTGCTGCGTTTGCTTGAGCGCGTTGGTTTGGTTCAGGGCTTCTGCGGCTTTTTTGTTCGCCTCAATTTGCTTCTTTGCCACGTCCAGCGCGTCAAGCCCGTTCTGCTTGTATCCCTGGGGTTTGAAGCCACCAGACCACTTGAAGTCGAATTTGCCGCCGAATAGTAGCGAAATGCCTATCGGAATTGCGAATAGGAACCCGATTCCCGCGCCGCCCACAGCACCGACGCCGAGAAACTGAGCGACAGCCCCGCCGACACCAGCGCCCAGAAGTCCGCCGCCGATTGTGCCGACGAGCAAATCTCTGAACTTGTCGCTCCATGACGCGTCCGCGTCCTGTAATCTGGTATTCGCTCCGGCAAGCATGGACAATCCCGCCAGTGCCACACCGAGCGGTATTCCGTAAGCCTTTAATCCTTCTGCGCCGCCTATGAGCGTTGATATCGATACTCCGCCCATGAGAGCAGCTATGCCCTTCTGTAGTTCGCCCATCAGGATAGGGTCTTCGCCGGATTTGACACCCTGATCAGCCATATACCACAGGGCAATCGCGCCGATGCCGAGTCCGAGCCCGAGCGAGAAGGAGAGACCTTTCCCGGCGAGCAAAGACAGGGACGAACCGGCTAGCGATAGCCCGAGCGCCTTTTGGAACCTCGACAGCAGGAGGTTGGTCGGGCTGGTATCGCCGGAGATCGATATGCCGTCAAACAGCATATTAATCGCTCCGATACCGAGTGCCAGACCGAGACCTTTTGCCAGCAGTCCGCCGACACCGCCGGAAGACGCAGTTACCGCCAGCGCCCCTATTCCGAGCGCCAGACCGAGCCCACTTCCGAGCAGTTTTTTCAGCGTGTCGCCGCCGGTGACTTTGCCCTGAGTAGACGTCCCGAAATTGAAGTCGACAGCGCCGACATCAAGCCCGAGGGATTTCGCGAGATCTGCGATAGCGGCGGGAATCTTCCAGAGCCCGAGCGAGTCCGCGACAGCCGCTGCGGCGTCCTTGATGCCCTTGAAGTCTTCCCAGACGCCAGCTGCCCACTCTTCGACGCCTTTTCCTTTCGTGATCCAGTCCTCGATCTGCGCCGCGATCTTATCCGTCGTCTCGCCGAGGTTCTTTGAGAACATATCGTCCTCGATCTTCGCGAGCCGGTTCAGCTCCGCTTCGAGCTTTGCGAGGTCGGCGGCGCTCGTGCCGCTTCCGGACGCGCCGGTGTTCTGTGAGCCGAGAATGTTCAGCTCGTCGAACGAGAGCTGATAGAGCTTTTTCATGCTCTTAGCGGCGTCATCGGCGGAGTCGGCGACGCCTTCGTTGCCTTTGATTACAGAATCGACGTAGTCGAATTTTGGCAGTTCAAATCCCGCGAGGGCTGCGAACGCCGAGACGATGCGCTGTCCGACTTTGACGAACGCGATCATGTACGGGAGCGTCTTCTGCACGAGCGGCAGGAAGAGGTCACCGATAGCGCGTCCGAGAAGCGTCAGCTGCGCTTTGAGGATTCTGAACTGGTTCGCGGGCTGCTCGAGTGTTCTCGCCATATCGCCCATAGCCGATGTCGACTGCCTGAGCAGGGAGATCGTGCGGAGCATTGCTTTTTCGGACTGGTTCATCGCGTCGACGTTCGCGGTGACGCCGAGTTCGGTCGCGAGGAGTTTGAGGTTCGCGACGGACAGGTCCTTACCGAGCGCGCGGATTGGCTCAATCTCGCCGACCAGAGCCGACCGGACCTTGTTCAGTGACTCGTCAACTTTGAGATTGTAGAGCGATGATATATCGTAAGTAAGCTGCGTCAGCGCTTTCGACATGGTATACGCCGTGCCGCTCGCCGTGCCGAAAGATTTCGAAACGTCCATGAAGGTAGCTTGCATCTTCATGAATTCGGCGGGGTCGACGCCGTAGCTGTCGCCGACGAGGTTAGCATAGTCCTGTGCCTTTTCGGCGTAGCTGCCCATTGAGACGTAGAACAGGTTCAGGGCTTCGATGTACTCGTTGGCGGATTCAAGAGAATCCGTAGCTTTCAGCCAGACTTTTTTGATTGTGGCAATCGAAAATAGCTGTTTTGCAAAGTTCGTCAGCCCGGACGAGCTCTTTTTACTGCCCTTTGATATGGTCTCAAAGAATTTCTGCCATGTCGGTTCGGCTTTCTTTACGCTCTTGGTTGACGCTTCATTATTTTTAATGAAGGTCTGAATCCTCTGCGGGAACGCTGAGAATCCGCGGGCGATTTTGTCCATTTCGGTTGCGAGGGGTGCCATTGCCGCCGTGAGCCGTTCAATTGTCGCGGCAAACTTGTCCATGTCGACGGCTTCAAGATCCTTCGACAGCTGAGTGAATTTACCGAGCTGATTTATAAATGAAGTGAGGTGCGCGGGGGTGAGAGCCGACAGCGGCTGCAACGCGGTCGCAAGGTCTTTGAAGCGTGCGAGGTTGACGCCTTGCAAGTTCTTTGCCGCGTCTCCGATGCTCTGGAGTTGATGCCCGATAGACGCTGAGATTTGCGGCATTTTCGCACCGCTGAGTTGGGTCAGAGCGGATGCCAGTGACGATATCCGCTTTACGTCCGACTCGGTGACGCCGCTCAGCGCGGTATCCAGGGCGGTGATCTGGTTCGAGAGTGATTTCGGCACGGCGGCGCTGACCTTCCCGACCGACTTGAGGTCGAGCAGTGACGAAGCGAGAGCCGTGATTTTGTCAGCGTTGTTCCCGATCCCGCCTATTGCCGTCGAAAGTGAGCCGAATTGTATAATCGCGTTGTTCAGATTCAGCCCCGCGACGCTCTTTTGCAGCTTCCGAAGTCCGGACGCGAGGCTCGAGAGGTCTTTCGACGCCGTGCCCGCGCTGTGCTCTATTGCGACAGACAGACTGTCTATCTGCACTTCGTTATCTGCCATTCAATTCACCTCCTCCGAACCTTTCCTGTAATTTTCTTTCTTTATCCTGATATTCCTGCATGAGGATCATTCTCCGTGCGTATTCCTCGGGGGAAATGGCGGACGCTTTTTCCTCCTGACTCCGCAGGTCATATGGCTTATCCGGGAACTTTCCGTTCTTCGAGAAGCACGCTCCGATGGCGTCCCGGACGTATACGCCGGTCATATATGCGTGAAAGTTCATCCGATCACGTTCTTCACGCTGGTTCTTTTCGTATATATCGAGAAAAGGCTTCATGCGGCGCGGATTGAGCCGCCAGAATGTAGTAAGGTCAAGCCCGATCCTGTAAGCCGCAGGAAGCCAGTTTTCGTATACCGTTTCGGCGGCGTTCGGAGTCAGGCGTTCTTTGCCTGCTTCTTTTCCGCCGTCTTCGCCTTCGTGATCATCGCTTTGAAAAAAGCGCTGTCGTCGCACGCCTTCATGAATGCCGCCGAGAGGTCGGAGAGGTCGCCGCCCCCTACGATGTGGGATTCGATTTCACGTCCAGCCGCTTCGGCGTCTATGCCCGCGCAGTACGCGAGATAGGCTCTGAGCGCCGCGAGGGGCTTTGTGCCGAAGGAGTAGATATCTCCGCCGAGATCGTTAAGTTCGATTGTGGCGTTGAAGTCGATGGGTTTAGCCGTTATTTCCTTGCCGTTGATTATCATGGTTTATCTCCTTGAGTTTATCAGCCGCCGATAGTGGGCTTTGCCGCGAGACCGGTGACTTTGTTTACGGTGATGGTGCCGGATACCTGGAACGCCGAGTTCGAGGTGACCTCGGGGAATCTGAGCATCGAGGGCGAGCCGGAGTAGTAGAAGCTCTTTTCGTAGTTCGGGATGACCTGGGTGAACCAGAGGGTCTTACCTGCCGCCGCCGCGGTCGACATGGCTTCTCGCATGGTCTCCCACGCGTCGATGAAATCAGAAGCCCAGTTGCCGGTGACGTCTACGCTGCCGGTGTCGGACAGTCCCTGCTCATAGCGCTTGAACGAGGTCTCGGAGACCGGCGTGATTTCTATGGTATCGGGGGTCGAGCCGATTTCGCCCCAGCTGACGACGTTCGGGATTTCTATCCAGCCGGTGGTGGGCTGAGTGCCCGCGGTAGCTTCGGGGGCGTAGTAGAATTTAATACCGTTGGTGGTCATTTATCATACCTCCATTTTGGTTGATTGAAGTTTTGAATATCGCGCGACCATCCGATAGATGGACGCGTCGTTTTCGTTCGGGAAGGGGTTGCAGAATGTGCGCTGGAAGTGATAGCCCTGCATGGTCTCGTCGACCGCGGCCATGACCGCCTTGCATTCACTCTTTTTCCCGCTTTTCTTGTTTGAAAACACGTCGACGGTATAGGAAAGCCGCGCGTTGGTCTCTCCGCCGGTCACACGGAAGGAGAGCGCCTCGGAGGCGTTATCGGTTTCGCGGATGTACACGTGGGGAAAAGATGACGGCTTCGGGACGAATTCGGAGACAACCG